TCGGAGCCTTAAGCGCTGCTGGGCGGTTCTGCTTGATGATGGCTCTGTAGTTGTCTCGCTCTGCCCTTGCCGTGGAACTGAAGTTCTTGTAGGCGCTCGACTTCCCGCCAAAGTGACGGAAGCCACCTTCGAGCAAGTGCCAAATCTTTTGGCGCCCACTTGCGTTTGCTCCGGCAGACTTTCCGTACATGACACCGACGCGGCCAAGGATCGGAGCGGATGTTCCGCCACCGCCTCTACGTACGTCCACCTTCGTGGCGTTTGCGATCTCTTGGCGATGCCATGGGTACCCGCGGTAGTTTGCGGAAAGCCAGGTCTGCCGTAATGCCTTGCGCATTGGGTCAAGCGCCTTACGCATCGAGCGCTTCAGGACGTTCTGTGCCACTTTAGGGCCCAAATTCTTCAACGCCTTGCGGACGTTGTGGTCAATGAACTGTGTCTTGATAGTCACTTTGGTAGCGGTCATGCCGTTTCCTCCGTGGCTTCGATCTCAAGACGCCTGCGCTTCTGATCGCGATCCCAACAGGCGCGGATATGGAACACTCGTTCAGTGCCGTTGTCTTGATACACGAGTCTTGAGTTGTTGGTCACCGACGGGTGAAAGGCAGCAATGATGCGCCAATCAGAACGGGTGTTTACTCCGAGATCGCCGATGACTTCGTTCGTTCGCGCCGTCTCGATGTGGCAGGCAATCTGTGCTACTGAAATCCACGAAGTTTCAGCCTGTCCGTAATCGTCGACCGTTCGCACAGGGTTCTGTGCGGTCATGCTCAAGCGCAGCATCCCTGATGGAACGTGGCCGGCCATTATCCGATTCCCTTGCCCATCATGCCTGTGATCCGATCCCAGTAGGTCGAGTCCAGGGCTACCGTATCGTCGCCACGGCTTGCGACGTGGTGTGCCACGCGCTGGAGGAGCGCCATCTCTAGCAGTGGATTCAGCGCCGCGTTACCCGCTGTTACGGTCAGCGTCACTGGGTAAGTCAGGTTGTCGATGTCCATATCGACGTAGATCAGACCGTTGATGACCACTTTCACGCACGTGCCAGTAAGCGGCACCGTAGTGCTATCGCTGTAAGCCACCGTAGTGCCCGCTACGTCGCCTTGGCGCTCAAGACGGAGGTACAGACCGCCGTAGATCGTCACGGGCGCTGCGGGCACCCACTGCGTCCTGGTGACCGACTCCACGCACCACCCGGTGCGCTCTTCTAGTTCGCGTACGGCGGCAGACCAAGCAATGCCAATAGCCGGGTCGTCTTCCGTGTGAGGAATGCGGGCCCAACTGCGAAACTTTGCTAGGTCTAGAGCCATGGTTCCTCGCTGCAGGTGGGTAGGGCCGAAGCCCCACCCACCTGAAGGATGAGAGGATCAGAATCAGACGTTGGTGACGCGCAGTTGAACGAGCGCATTGCCGCGGGTGATGTTCGCGTTAGCGAACGACATCGCGGTGTACTTCACCTGGCCAGTGGTCGCTAGGGTGATGTCATCCCTCACCATGCCGATGCCTGCCCACTCCCGAATACTGTAGGACTCTCGGATGTCCCCAACCACTGCCATCACGGTCTTGAGTGTGGTCCCGGTCGTGTTCACCGGGATATACGGGGTTACGTAAACTGGCAAACCCATCAAGGTTGCTGGTGCTGACCGGGTTATGCCGGCATCACTACTTGGGACAAACAGCGGGACGTTATTCACAATGATGCCAGCAATCGCTGCGTAGACGTCTTGCGGAATGATCCAAGCGCAGGTTGGACTATTCCAGTAAGCCGCTGGCAAGATGTCGTAACGCATCTTGGTGAGATTCGCAATCGTCACTGCGGAATCCGAAGTCGCAGCAGCCACCTTCAATGCTCGCGTGTTACCTGATGCAACGGTTGCGCCAGTGCGAACGCCTGTGGTTGTGGTTGCAGGGTCAAAGATGCCTGTTGGCATATTGGTTCCCGTGCCACCGATGAAAGCGAAGGCCTGATTCTTGGAAATCTTCTTCTGCAGATCCATCATCACTTCGGCTTCCACGTCAAAATTCGCTTGGCGCAGCAGCGTCTGCGAAACTTGCGTGGTCGGTGAGCACAACTTTGGCGGCAACAGCACTTCAGCAAGTGCCATGTCGTTCACAATGGCGCTGCCACCTTCCGCGATCCACGAACCGGTGGTGCCACCGTAGTCGGCAGTGGTCTGCGTGTTGTAACGAAGCGATGGGTAGCCAGTGACTCCACCGCGATAATCAGCCAACGAGCGCATGAAATCTTGGCTGTCCAAGTACTTCAAGATCTCTGTCTCGTAGACAGCGGGCACCATGATCGTGCCAGCAGCGGTTGCTGGAGTGGTTGCGGTCGTGAGTGCGCGCACTTCAGGTGCAGCGCCACCCTTGAGCCAACCGATGAACTGGTCGCGGTACTTCTTGGTGTCGCGCTCTTCGCGTCCGAGTTCCATATCGCGCTTGGCGATGATTTCAACGGCGCTCGATGACGCGAAACGCTCGCGCATTTGCGCGGAACGGATCTCGGCTTCAACGGTTGCGAGTTCGTTTGCGACTTCATGGCCGCGGGCTTCGACTTCCACGGTGAGTGAGTCTTGTGCGAGAATGGAATCGCGCTCAGCAGTCAGCGCCTTACGGCTTTCATAGAGTTCGGACAGTTTCATGATGGCATCCTTAGTCGCAGACGAAGTCGGGCTAAGCCCGACTGAAGGGTTCTTGCCTCGACGCGACTCTGCGGATACGCGCCTTCGGACACTACGGAAATTTCGATCAAACGAACTTGATTGAGCGTGCGTGTATTGCCGCTCCAAGAGTCGGAGATCACGTTGAAGCCAAACGACATCTCTGACAACACCCCCGCGTCCACAAGGGATCGGGTTGACCGCGCTAGTTCCGTATCTGGCAAGGTCACTGAAAATGCCAAACCGTGCGCGTCGCTGTTTAGTTCAAGCAGCCCGCTCTTAGTGTTGGCGAGTAGGTCGCGCGAATCGTGACCGACAAGCAGCGAGATGTTGGAGCGGAGCGAATTGTCAAACGCGCCGCGGGCTACCTTCTCGGTAAACGGCTTTCCACCGTTGATGCCGCGCACGGTGAGCGGATGGCTCGGAGCGTCATAGACGCTGGCATAGCCACCGATCTTGTCGCCTTGCATACTGATCTTGGCGGTACGGATTTCAAGCAATGTCTTCACCTCCATCGATGTTCTCGGTGGCGCCGTCGCCTTGCATGGCGCTCATTCCGCCTGGCATGGACACACTTGGAATGTCGAACTGATCGCCCTGAATAGGAGGCAAGCCCATGCGCTTCCGGCCGTCGTTCGGTGAGAGGATCCCGGCGAGGACAAGTTTCGACAGCGCCATGCCCGCATCGCGCATATTGCCGCGGAGCAGGACGTCGGTATCAAGCCTTGCGTGTTCGCCGGGCCCGCAGAGTTTGCGCGTGATCTCCGACTCCCACGCGGTTACCCATTGGGCAAGTGCGCCATCGACGTAGGCGCGTGCAGTTTCCGATTGTGAGGACAGCGCCCCGCCGCCCTGCTGGTAGAGCATTTCGGGCGGTACGCCGAATGCGCGGGCGATCTCTTGGATAGAGAATCGGCGCGACTCCAAACTTGTGGTCGTTGATTCAGCGCTGATGCGCTCGGCTTTCATGCCCTCGCGCAAGATCAGCGGGCGCGAGGCACCCTCTGCGGTTGCGTGCATGGTTTGCCATGCGTCGCGGATGGCTTGCACAGTTTGATCACTCATGGCTCCGGGATGTGAGATGCTCACTTTTCCCGTACTGCCCGTGCGCACAAGACTCTTATGGGCTGCGTCTTGGTCTGCCGCCAATTCCATGGCGAACCGACAAGACTCCATCGGCGACATGTACCAACTCGGTGAGAGCGGATCCGGATAGCAACCAAGGTGCAACACCTGGTCTGCCTTGAGGAGATTTCCACCAAGGCGATACTGAACGCCTTCTTCTGTGAGCTCGACGGTTGATGTTCCGCTCGGAAGTGGTTGCAATTCGGCGACTGTGCCGGATGAATCACGGCGAATGAGTGCCAAACCGTTGCCCGAATCAAGCGCACACGTGGTCATGTAGCGCCGAAACTCGTAGCCCGACTGCCAGCGCGAGGCTTCTCGCGTCATCAACTGAGTGATCGGCGAGTCGACTACTTGGCCCTGCGAGTCAATTACAGAGAACGGAAGCCGCGCCAAGTCCGTGCTGATGAGATTCATCGCACGAACGACAGCGGGTAAATGCTGTGGCGCTGGCGTTGCCAGTGGTTCCGGGCGTGCGTAGACAACCACGCCGCTTTTGA